AAGCCAATATGAAAGCTACAGTTCAATTTCGTCTACACTGGAAATCTTCGAGTAAAAAGCAGGCCACTGTAAAATTCTCAGATGTCAAAAAGATAGATCCTCTTGATCTCGATAATAGTGGCCACATGGTTGATGTCTATTTCTTGTATATACCTGGCATCACTATGGGGAAAGATATTCGACGACACTTCGTTTCATCGAATGATGAATGTAATTTATATGGTGCTTATTTATATGGCTGTCGTACGATAGATGATAATTGTAAAGCGATGATACCTGTAACTGATTGCGCTTTGATAGAGCGCGACTTTTCTTATGTTATGCATGAGACTACCGATCCTATATTCAATACCAAGATTAATGCTCGGCGTTACGTCGTACCGTTGTATTACAATTATCGGTCTAACACGGTGAGTGGCGATTGTGGAATGTTATTATTACATACGGATTCAAAATATCAGTCAAAGATTTTAGGAATACATACTGCTGGCAGTACCAATTTGGGAGCTGGTCTCTCGAATTGTGTTTTCCGCGAAGACTTGGATGATGTAATGGACTATATTAAGAATAACTTGGAGTTGCAAGCTCAGGTACGGCTCGAATACGGCATCCCGGTTACGTTATCTCAAGACACCAAACATGAATTTTCCTCTACCATTAGAAACCAATGCACTAACTTTGAAGGATTTATGACGAATTACACATTTGATGGAGTTTCTAAGAAATTCCATCCCAATATGCCTCTTAATACGTCAATTAGTCCTTCTATTATGTATGACAACTTAACTGCGAAATTAGGTCCAGCAACTGGCGAACCAGCTAAACTTAAACCGTTTATAAATAGAGAAGGAGAAAAAGTTTCTCCTTTTATGATAGCTTTTAAGAAGCTGCAGAACCGATCTCCTTTGGCCGATCCTCAAGATCTTGAACAAATTGAGGATCATATCGTTTCAACTATTAACAGTTGGAAACCTGCCAAAGAATTAGGTTCTCCTAGATTATTAACGGAACATGAAGTGTTTAATGGGTGCGCTGGTGTTAATCCGATAGATGTTTCTACAGCACCGGGTTTTCCGTTCAAGAATGCTGCGAATCAACCTGGAAAGAAATCGTATATAACGACTACTGTTACTCCTAACGGTAACGTTTATGCGCCGACTGAACAGATGAGGCGTCTCATGAAAGAACGTGAAGATTTAGCGCGAGAAGGTATTATTCAATCTACCTTCTTTGTAGATACATTGAAAGATGAAGTGCGAGATTTAGAGAGAGTCGCTAATGGTAAGACTCGTATGTTTCAGATGGGTCCTCTAGATTTGTTGTTGTTAACTCGAAAATATTGTGGATATTTTGTAGGCTTATGCCATACGACGTATCTAGACGGTGAAATGTCCATTGGTATTAACGTACACGGGACTGATTGGGATATGTTAAGCCGCCGCTTGACAGTTTTTAATCAGTTTCTCAATGGAGATTTTACTAACTACGATAGTACTATTGGCCTCGATTTGGCTTTTAGTATGACTCGCATAATTAATAGAATTTACGACGACAGTTTAGAGAACCAAATGATACGTGCAGTTTTGCTGTTGACGTGCTTTGTCTCTTACCATTTGGCTTATGATGTTGTATATCGATCTTATCAAGGTAACCCCTCTGGATGTCTATTTACTACCATTTTTAATTGCTTAGTGAACATGATTCTCATACGATTAGTTTTTCTACATACTATGCCGATTCCTCTAGATGAATTTCATCGCCACGTGATACCCGTATTTTATGGCGATGATAACTTGATAGCCCTATCTGATTTTGCTAGTCGTTACATCACTATGTTTACTTATTCTGAAGTAGTCGCTAAGTGCGGCTTTAAGTATACCACTCCTGACAAATGTGATATGGTGAAACCGCATTATTCTTTTGAAGAATGCACATATTTAACGAATTCGTTTCGCTATATTCATGAGTTAGATGGTGTATTTATAGGTCGCACTATGGCTATTCCGGATGAAGAAACCATACATGATATACCGTACTGGACAAAATCAGACCCAGACAACATGAGAGATCAACTCAATAGGATCAACTCAGCTTTGCATTTGCTTTTCCCTTTTGGCAAAAGAAAATTTAATTATTATCGCAAAGCTTTTATTGAGTGCGTCGTTGCAGCAAGCATAAAGGGCTATCAAATTTATGCTGTCGACGTTTGGACGTGGAAAAAGGTATCAAATTTCTACACTGATCCATCATCCACCTTAATTGATCGTACTATTCTTTTAGATGAGGAAGATCGAATTTTATTGCAATTAAGGTGTTCCGACGAAGTTGTCGTTAAACACTCCTCAACGAGACCGCCCGATAGTGCTCA